TGGGCGTTGCTGGATAATCATACCACAAAAATGAGGCACGAAAAACACGGGACAAAGGACAAAAAAAGCCCTACCACTGTACAGCGGTAGAGCCTAAACCCCAAAAAACCAAATGAAAACTTCTTTAAATTGCCCCGCCGATTTCCTAGGCTCGACGGGGCGTTCGTCGTAAAAATATTTGTATCTGCCGGTTTACATCAGTCCAATTTTTCTGACTGAAAAGGGCTTTTAATGAGTCCGGCTGCCCTCCCTCCGTGTATTTCTTTGAACCAGCCGTATCTAAGTACGGCTGGTGGATAGGCTAAAAGCGTCCTATCTTATTTATCTTACCTCTTTTGCTCCTTTGCCGCTATTCCTTTTAGAGAATAGCGGCTAGAAAAAACAAAAAAATATTCACCAAAACAGTATTTGCTTCTTTAATATGCTCCTTGTTTCCTACGAAGAAACAAGGAGCGGTTTGCCGTTTTCTCTTTGCAGTTGATTCGGCGGTAAAGGGAGACCCAAAACAATATCTTAGTGCTAATATTACGCAATTAAGAGGCTGCTTTAGATTATTTCAGTGCAAATATACGGGGTTTATTCTCATATGTGCAAACTTTTGTTTTATTCTTTGTAAACTAATTGTTCGGGCTTGATACCGCACCGTGCTAGATAATCGGCAATGATCTGCGTTAACTCTTCCGAATCCTCGTGAATACGGATACCAGTACTGGCAAGATGCGGAAGAAACTGATCCGCAGATGGGCTTTCTAAGGCAGCGCATAGTGTGCCGCTCATAGATTGCATGTTGAAAATAGTCTGAAATACTTTTGTTTGAGACAAGACCGTCCAGATGTCGCTGGTGGTCTCGAATAATTCTTTTTCGTTAGTTCGCATAACAAAAATAAAAAGCACACCGCATCACGGATGGCGAACCCATCAGTCCCGAAAAGGGAAAGAATGGCATCACGTGAGCGGTGCTTATTTTACAAGAAAAGTGTGTGTCGAATAAATTCGGCACTGATGGATTCGCGGGGCAAAAGTAGGGTTTTGTTTTTTCTTGTGCAATGTTTTACAAGAAAAACATGTAAATACTACTTTTCTTTAAACAGTTTTGCCCTAACCGCGCAGTCTTTGGCTTCTAATAGTTTGCGAAGTGCTACGGTAGTTTCGGGATTTAAAGGTAGCGTTTCGACGAGATGCATAGCAAGATCACAAAAAGGCTTTGATACTTCTTGCAAATGCTGAGGCAAGTGATCGTACTTAAAAAATTGAAGTAAGTAATTCATAATTTTTATTGATTGTGGGAGGTGTTGGCCGCCCGGGTTAGTAAGAGTTATGCTTATCCGTAATCGTCTTCCCAAAAAAGGTATGATCGTACGGCGAATTCCCAATTATTTTTCCAATAAACTTCTTGTTTATCGGTCGGGGTTAAATCCTCTAATTTTTTACCCGAAAACCACCCTTGCTCTTGGCACAATTGCAAGGTGAAGTCTTCGCATCGCGCAAAAATAAACGGACGCAATTCGATTATGTTCATGTTATCTAAATTTAGGGTGTTTATATAAATAGTAATCCATTCCTCCAATATGCCCAGATGGTCTGTAATTAAAGTTAGGGTGAGCGGCCAAAATATCGTATGTTTCACTGTCTATATTATACTCGTAAAACAATTCATCCTTTACCCATAATTGTAGTTTTTGAATCCAGAAGAAAGCGGGTGGCAATGCGCCGTTTATTAAAGGGATAATTCTGGTGATTCGGATACTGTTGTGCGGTTGAGTGCCTTTGCAGTACCGCTTTTTCCAATCTTCAACTTTGTGTTTTGCGTCGGAGGTGTCGATTGGACGCTTGGCTTCTTCCTCTAGGATTTTTTGTTCGGCTATTTCTTGCCGCGACATTTCAATGATTTGTTCTATTGTCATACTGTTTTAGTTAAGATGGTGAGTGAATTAAGCCGTTCAATATTAATAACCGTATAATCCGTTCTATCCCTTAGCCATTGCGGAAAAACACTTTCACCTTGATGTGTGTAAATCGTAAGTGAAAAAAAGTATTTAGGTTGTTTTGCGGGTATTGATTCGGCTACATCTACGGTTTGTGGCCAAACGGATTTTGCTAAGGCATTGGCAAAGGTGGATTTACCCGAACCTTTTGGGCCTGAAATGATGATAATCATGTTGTGATGGTTTGTTTTTCCGCTTCACAAAAAGCAGAAAAAGTGATAAGTAAATTACAATTTTGCGGAATGTCCGCTACCCTATCTCTTACTATTTCGGCATACCATAGCGCGGTTGTGTATCCCTTTGCTATTGCTAGATCGGAGAATCTCCAAGCGGTTACTCCTTGCGATATATCGTAGTCTGGAGTAAAGGATTTTGTTCCTTTTTGAGACTTGATATACTCGATTGCGGCGTTTATATCATATTGCATTTTTTACTACGGTATTTTCGTGAAAAATTTTGTGTTTTTAGCCAAAGTGCCTAAAATACCTGCAACCACCGCAACCGCCTGCAACCGAAAAATAAAGTATTGATAATCAATTTGTTATACGGTTGCGGTGCTGCAACTTTCGGTTGCAGACCTGCAACCACCTGCAACCGTAAAGTGTAAAAGTTGCAGGCGGTTGCGGGAAAGTTGCGGGAAAGTTGCGGGAAAGTTGCAGGTAAAAACCTTTGTAACTTATTGATTAATAATTAATTACTTAATTATTACTTAATAAAGTTGCAGAGTTGCAGGTAATTACTATCGGAAACTTGAGCAATTTTTTATTTTCCCCAAAAAAACAGATCAAAATGATCTGTTTCTCTTTTTCAAAATCGTTACTGAGCGTCTGGAATGACCATTTGTATGGTAAAATGGTACTCCTTTTGTAGTATTTCGGTGTATCTCTGTGCGGTGCCTTTGATGGTATTGTACTCTTGTTCTGTCATCTGGATGTCGTGTGTCTCTGTGCCTACTCTGTACCCTATTTTGCGTAATCTGTGTGCGGTGTTGTAGCGGCGTTTGCGTTTAGGATCTACTTGCTTTTGCATGGTACTTGATCGTTATGGCGCAACTCTCTGTACTGTTGGGTCTATTAAGTCCGCAGATGAATGTGGTCGTATTGCCTTTGGTGTAAAACCATTTCTCTACGCTTACTTTCCCTCGGTTCTTTTGCTGTGCGGTATATGCTTCTAGTTCGGTCTTTAGGTGATCTACTATTTCGTCGATGTTTTTGAACTTAGTAGATTTCTCTTTGCATAGGTTTTCGATTAGATCGAAACCTAGTTTTGCCGTAGAATTCCACGGCTTCCGGTGTCGCGTTGAAATCAATTTCATATAATTACTGTGTTTGGATGGCTAGAATGGTAGTTTCGGTATTTCGATTACCTCTACTGTTGCTGGTTCTGTTGTGGCTGTCTGCTCCTGTTCTTCGATGGAGACTTTGTTCTTCCGGGCGATGACTGCGATGGTATCTTCTACTTCCCACGGTAACTTTTCTACGTCGAATACGAGGCATCGTTTGGTTATGCCGCCGATCTTCTTTGCCTTTTTAAAGCCTTCCCATGCCGGGCTGGCTTTGAGGTAGTATTTGAGGGCTTCCATATCCAATCCTTTCGCGCTGCGCTGTCGTTGGTGCCGCTCTAGGTAGAGCGGATGGACGCGCGCGAGGTAGATATACAATAGCCTTTTGGCGGGCTTGTATGCTTTTACTTCGCGGTTTTTGCCGTTCCAATCGAGATCGAAGGTTTCATCTGTCGCTGATTCTACTAGAATATCCTCGTTGTGGGCTACTTCTCCGTTGGCCAAAAAGAATTCTACCATGCGCCACCAGATGGATACTTCGTTTTCCTGGTACACCGATTCCTTTTGTGTAAGGATGGATTTGAGCAGGCATTGCTCTACTTGCTCCTTGGTAAAAGAGAACTTCATCTTGTCCTGTAACAACTCGAAGGTTGTGAGCATAGCGGTGTAACTTCTCACGATACGATCCATAACCGGGTTGCCGGCTAACAGGTCGGCCATGCGCTTGTACGAATCCTCGAATTGCATGTGGAATGCTTCGAGGATGGCTGGCCGGTGCTGGTGCAGTTGCAGTATGTAATCTGTGAATTGTCCACCCTGTTCCATCTTCTTTAGCCGCTGGTGGTTGTCCTTTGCTGCTTGATCGTACTCGGTGTTGCTGAAATTGAGTGAGATACAGCGGGTAAATAGGGCTACATCGGCGGTGGGCTGTTGCTGGCCACTGAGTATAGTTCCGCTATTGACCTGGCTACTATTCGTCCGGTTTGGATTGTCCATGCTGGCGCGGCTTCGTCCTGTACCATCGGCGAATTGCTTGAGGGCCTCTACCCTTTTGTACTCAGCGTTGTTGGAGTATTCGTCGTACCAGGCTAGTCCGTTCCTGACCTGCGCGATGCGGCGGAAAAATGCTGCATCGGTGGCGTTGATGATGTGTACCGGAGGGCGATATTTGCCAAATAGGGCGCATAGTGATGCGGCCAATTGGTTTTTACCCGATCCGGGGAGACCAAACATGTTCAGGTGCGGGAACATGTTATCTAGCCTTTCAAATACTTTATCTCGGATGATGGTAGCGCATAGGTACAGTATGCCGATAATGGCATTTTGGCCGTGTACTTTTACCATTAATTCGGTCCACTCGGTGAACGTGATGGGCGCGCCGCCTTCGGTGAACACATAGTACTGCTCGTCCTGGTAATCGTTGTCCACGTCATCGGATTTGATGTGGTCGCGGATTTTGGAGAATGCTGGCAGGTAGTAGCGGGTTTGGTTGTGCGTGACTAGTCCGTACTCGTCCACTGGGTGGAACTTACCGTTGTCGATGATGCCATTCGCGAATGTAAAGAAGCCTTCTTTGTGTAGGCCGAGGGTGTAGATCGGATATGCTGTACGCATTTCGTCATACACCTTGGCTTTTACTTTACCGAAGTGTTCGGGCTTGCCCTCGAAACGGTAGTTACCACGGCTTTCGATGGTTTGCTTGAATGGGCCCAACTCCACGAAATTCCGGGAGTTGATGTCTAGGATCTTGGCCGCTTTCATTTCGTTGGTTACTTCTACTAAGCGGATACTTTCCTTTGCGCCCTCGATAAAGATGATGGGCTTGATGGTGAAGTTGGAAACACACCATCCATCGCCGGAGATATGGGAGCAGATAAAGTACTTGTGGTGTAACTCGTAGATGCCGTATTTTATGACATCTTGCTTTTGTTTGTTGGTGAGTTCACTCCTGGAGCCTTTTGTTTCTACCTGCGTTTTTATCAGTCCGTTGAGTACGTTCTTGATTGATCCGAGGTTTGATGCTTTGCACAATTCGCGGACATAGAACTCGCGGATCGTCTCATTTTCAATCAGCGATAACAGGTTGGCGGCTACTTGTGTGGCTGCATCGCGGCGGAAAACATCGTCTTTGTTGTCGCCTACTTCGAGCATGATGCGCCAGATGATACCGTCTTTGTTGTTATCGTTGATCCATAAGTCGTATGCATCTTTGCCCATACGGCGGAAAAAGGCATCGGGGTCTTTGAATGCTGCAATGTCGGAATTGATGTGATCCATCATTTCGTACATTCCCTTCAGCAATTTTTCGCCGCGTTTTTTTGCCTTATCGTCTAGTCCTGGTTGCGCGTTTTCTTTGATCTGCTCTGCTATGTTTGCTTCCTGCCTTGCCTTGTTATCGGTAAGGGCTTTGGGCGCTTTGAGTAGTGCTACTCGGACTTTAAGCCCTGCTCTAACCAGTATTTCTACATCGCGCTTTGCGGCTTCCAGTCCTGCATCGTCGCCATCGCGAAGGATGAGTACTTCGTCGGTGTACCTTTTGAGGGTACTGGCTTGCTCGTTGGTGAGTGCGGTGCCGCAGGGCGCGACCATCGTACGATTGCCGTAGTCGTAGGGCGTTATTACATCGAAATAGCCTTCTACAAGTGTGGCCATGCCTGCATCGCGGATGCCTTTGCGGTTTTCGCTGAGGCCGAATAGCACATCTGTCTTTTTGTAGAGGATGGATTCTTTCGGGTTGAGGTACTTCGCCCGCTTGTTTGCGAGATCATCTTCGCGTAGTCGGCGACCAGCGAGGCCAACGGGACGGCCACGGTGGTCGGTGATGCGGAATAGCAGGCGGTTGCGGAAAAAGTCGTACGTACCGTAATCACCCTTGGAAAGAAGGCCGATCTCCATCAAATCGGCCTCTTCCCAAATGGCAGCCAATAGGCTTTCTTTTGATGACTGGCACATGCCGAATGCTTCGGCGGTTTCCTGCTTTAGTTCGCGGCCATCGGCGGAGACGTAACTTGTGCCTTCGTCTCTTTTCGGATAATGGCAAAATGATGTGAGTGTACCTGTCTTTTCGTAGTACTTGTGGGCATTGAACAATAAGTCCTGTAGTTTTTGGCGGTGGGCTTGTGCGGCCTTCTCGCGGTCTATAAACTCCTTGTTATTCACAGCGTTTTCGTACTCTACCTCTATTTTAGATGCTTGCGCCGCCGCGACGATGGCCTCCGGGTAGGTCATGCCTTCTTTTTCCATTAGAAAATGGATCGCGTCGCCGCCTTCGCCGCAGCCAAAGCACTTGAAGGTGTTGGTGTGCGGGTAAACGGTGAAGGATGGGGACTTCTCGTTGTGGAATGGGCATAGACCGGAGAGTACTGTCCCTCTGGATTTGAGGGAGATGTATTGGCCAATCACGTCTTGGATGTTTACATCGGAGCGAATGGCTTTGTCGTTCTTTATCATTGATGGATGATATTTATAGGATTAAATTACTTCAGGGAGAGAACTGTCCAGATTAGAGATTTTCAATACTCTTAATTTTTCGCCTTTCCGGAAGGCATTCCAGACAATGATCGTAGCCTGGAGTTTTTGAAGTGACGATAAAGAAATGGCCGATTTGGTTAGTTTCTCAAATAACAAGCGGATAGGATCATCACCAGATACGTTTTCTAGTGATGCTAATCGTGTAAGAAACAGATCAGCGTCGGTACTTTTTGAAATGAGTAACCAATGAATAAAGGCCCACTCCCCTACGTTAAAGACCTTTGCTACTTGTTTGTACGCCGCGCGCGCGCCAAACAAAATGTGTTCGTTTAAGTCGTTGGCTGCTACAAATTCGATGATTTCACGGTTTGTGATGGACACGCCTCTCACTTTAATATGCTTCGTTTTAAGCACATCAATATAACCGCCCTGGAATGCGATTATTTTGCGTGCCAATGCGGCTATATTATTCGCATTTTCACCGATGCCGCTGATGGTAAGTGCATCACCGGCAGAGCGCGACTTACCTGTGTCTATTACTTGTACCGTAGATTGATCGAGTCCGGTTACGACGTACATAAGGATTGTTGCCTTGCTTTCTAATACTGCGTTTAAGCGGTGTTGTCCGTCTATCAAATTGCCGGACACATCAAATTTTATTGTTTCACCGGTGCAGAGCCATTTCTGCTCTGTCATGTCTCGAGCGTAAGTTTTAACTAGTCGTTTTGAAATGGGTCTATTGCTTTTCAGGTTTTTGCCGAGCCAAGTGGTGGCCATTTCGGGCGTTATAGAAACTAAATTAATATTCATAATGATGGATAATTAAAAATGGATGGTAAAATTGTTAATACTCTTGCATGCTGCAAAGGACATAAGCGGGTTATACCTTTTCTGCTTTCAGTTTGTCGATGACTAACTGGAGGTCTGCTACTGCTCGTTCAAATGCCGCCTTGTGTTCTAGGTATGTATGTTTATCGTTTGTTGCGATGGCTAGTAATTCTGATTCACAACGATCTGCGGTAGAGTGCAGATCGGAAAGAGTGTCAAGGATTCGTTCACTTTGTATGTATGTCATATCTATGGTATTTGGCGGCGCATGATCTCTGCTTCGCATAGTGAACTAAATCTGGTTGCGTATGCCAAATCTGATAAAAACAATTTTTTTTCATCATCACTCTGAGCCTCTTCGTGAGATTTCAGTCCGATACTCATTATTCGTTTTTGCAATCTTTGTTCGCTTAACAATTTATTCTTTGATAACTTTTTTAGTTCGGCGGCGTAATCCGCGCATCGTTGCTGGAAATGTGTCATTTTAAAAATAAAAGTTGTGTGCACTACTGGGGGGAGTGTAGCGCGGTGAATTAAAAAGTTGTGTGTGTAATCGACTTTTTATGTCGTGGGTGGGGGGAGATTAAAAACGGCTCACGTAGTTGCTACGGTTGTTGCCTTACACTAAACTGTCGTATTAATTCCAAAATGTACTTACTCTTCTGTGCTTTTATTGAGTGGATCCATTAGATGGAAGAACTCAAGCATTGCCACGCCGATAAAGGCCAATAACCATGTTATAAAATAACTTGCGGCTATTGCTAAGGCGTATATTAGAAACCGTTGGTGAATGGTTGGCCAGTTCATGCTTTGTTGCCCTCCCTTGCGCGGTTGAATAGTAGTGTGTCTAATTCGCTGCTATCGTACGGGAATCCTTTTTGCTGTAATACTGGTAGTGCTGTGTTGTGTATGTACTCGTGCGCCTCTTTGTATAGGGTGTTACTGCACCACCCTACTCCGTGGAGGGTACTTACAATTGCCTGTAATGCTTTATGCATTCGGTCTGCAACTGTTTCCGTTTTAGCGTGCGGGTTATTGAAGTTAGATGGCTCTCTTTTCAGTGCGTTGAGGTAATGACGAATTGCATCGTCTGCTTGTTGGCCGCACAATAGGCCGTTTCCCTGTGTCACAGGCTGTGACAACTGTGTCACAGGTGGAGGCTCTGTGGGTGGATGTGGGCGTTTGAAACCTATTTGGGTACGGCTATTAATAGGTGGGTTTTGATTTTCTGCGTTGGCTGTACTAAACTGCTTGTATCCAATATTTTGTTTTTCATCGCGCTGAGTAGGGGATTGGGTGCTAGTATTCATCCTTCCATCCAAAACCCTTTCGCAAAATGCGCATACGAATATTAAAATGATTTGGAGTGCTTCGAGCCATCCACCAATTGCCAGTGCAATACTCGCCGAGTGGGAATTGTTTTTATCATCAATGTTTCGCCCACGCTCAAAATCTGCCCTTTGCTGTGTTACGGCTTCTTTCTTTTGTTCTTGCAATATTGCAAGGCTTTGCTCGGCGGCGCGTACTGATTCAGGATCTTGATAGTAATATTTCTTTTTCCACTTCACCTTAGGTGCTTTGTTAATTCGCTCCTGTGTAGATGCAATTTGCTGATCAATATCCTGTGTAGATGTAGTAAATGCCTTTTCTGTACGTTCCTGTGCGCTCGTTTCCGCATATTTGGCAGCACCATTGGTGCTGTTATAAATAGATATTGCAAAAATTAGGAGACCGAATAGAGTAGTGCCTATCCACACACCGGTATTCCACGGTGTTGCAAATATGTAACGCCATCCTTGCATTAAAGGCATACGAACGGCCATAATGCCCAGTTTGTTTTTGCCAAACTCTACTAAAACCGTAATTACAATAGATGCTAAAAAAGCCGCCTCCCAAGGTAAAAATCTTTCGAGAAAAAGAACGTAAGAAAAAAAACACATGACTCCTGTGAATATCAGGGTAAGCCAAAGAAACCGTTTTGAGTATCGCAGTATTTCATCTGCGAAAGTACCAGGATCACGTAATTTGTGAATCCTTTCAATTCGGGCATTCATGCCTGCGTCTGGTTGTTGAGAAAACCAAGGACGATTTTGATTAGTTGCCATTTTAAAAATGTTTAAAAAAAAGTGAAAAATGTGTTAAAAACGGGACAATTCCCGTATTTTTGTGGCGAGTAAAGCAGGGTGGTTAGTTGCCAGCCCTAACTTTACTCGCTGGGATCAATGGTGCGCGCCATTGGTCCCTATTTTTTTTTGGGTTACAATAATTCGTGTGTGATTGAAATATCCCTTGAATTAAAGTACTTCCTTTGGATTAGTTCTTTGATGGATTCTTTTGTGGCCTCTATGTTGCCCGCTATAATAGCCGAGTAACCTGTTATTTTTACTTCCTCTTCCTTTACAAACTTGGCTTCGGGTGTTCTAAATCCTAATGCGTGCAAAGCGTGCTGGACTTGTTGGCTATCTTCCCAAAGGGTTTTGGAGTAAGTGAATTTTATTGTGAATTGTACATTCATTTTGATAGTGTTTTTTTTGGGATAAGAGCCGCCCAAAACTCGTTTGTTTCGGGCGGGGGTTTATCCCGTATATAACCTCATGAAAAGTGGCTAAATTTGTGTGGCTAATTCTTTCGCTCTAATCCTAAGCCTTTCTTGTTGCTCGGCGATTTCATCTAGTTCATTTGAAATCGCTTCGGTCTTAAGTTTTAAATGTTCCTTTGCGGCATCTATAACCGCCTTCATAGAGCGGCCTTGGGTTTTTCCGTTCAGTACGTTAGTGACAGTGTTACGATGAACACCAGCCATTTCTGCTATCTGAATGCGGTCGCCATAGTCGTTACCGAGTTCCCTTTTAATTTTTTCTAAAATCTCTGTAAGTTGCATAAATTATCTACTTTTGTGCGTTGCTTGTGCAAAGGTATGTCAGATGAAATAATCCTGCAACTTTTTTGACATCTTTTTTTAAAAAAAATATTTCATTTGACATAAAGCGTTATGGATCAAATAATTACAAATTCTCATCCCGGTGAAAGATTGGAAGAGATTAGGCTGCATTTTGGATTTACTCAAAAAGAGTTTACTCTTTTATTTGAAGGAAATCAGGGTAACTATTCTAATATTATTTCAGGGAAACGGCCATTGCCTGAAATATGGATATACAAACTGAAAGAAAAATATGTCAATTTAAATGAAGAGTGGGTTTTCACTGGGGAAGGGACGATGTTTAATGAATCAGGTAATAAGGGTAAGTATGATTTATTAGAAAGTGTGGACTATTACAAGGTGGGAGAACCTGAACTTTTATCTGAAGCAATGAAAAAATTAAGCCTTCCCGAACTTCAAAGGATGGTGCTGCGGCTGGTGTATCGGGTTGAGGAGTTGGAGCGGAGGGTTAGGCAACTAGAAGGTGTCACTAAATAACTTAACAATATGAGAAAGTTTTTTTTATTAATACTTGTGCTGAGCACACTAGGAGTAAATGGTCAAATCGTAGATGGAGTTGACATCTGGAAGGATTCCACTGTGCAGTATATCCAAATTGTTGGGTCATCTGGACTGCTGAACCGGAAGGTTGTGATCTCGGTGGATTATGGCCAGAAGGTAGACTGGGGTACTGATTCCCGTATGGAGGATGAGAACGGGAAGATTATTAAATTGAATAGCCTTATTCATGCTTTGAACTATTTCTATGCGAAAGGGTGGGATTTTGTTACGGCTTATACCGTTACAGTGGGCAATTCTAATGTGTACCACTACACGCTGAGGAGGGCGGGGAAGTAGGGTCTTTGCTTTTTTTGACACTGTTTTGACACTACTGTTTTTGACGGTGGTGTAAGTTGTTGATTGTTAGGGGGTTGTTGTGTGGGGTTCTGGTATCGCCAGCTCCACGGGACGAAAATGAACCTCACTTAACTAATTGAAAATCAATCAACAGCAGGAATATTTTTGACACTATTTTGACACTAAATTGTCACTATGCAAAAATTGAACTATCGGTTTACGCTTCGCCGTGACCAACCTGCTAAAGACGGATCGTGCAAACTTGTATTAGTTTGCACGATCAACGGTGACCGGCTAAGGATGTCGGTCGGTATGAGTGTGCACCCCAACAATTTTGACGAAGTAAAAATGCAGATGCGGAGCAAGGGCGACCTCGACCACGCAAAACAGGTGAATACCTATCTGCTAAAAATACGCAGGAAAGTAGATGAGATTTTTTTCGACCACCTGAATACCGATACCATTTTGACGGTAAAGAAATTTGAGGAGGCGTTTAGTCGTAAAGCTGCCAGCGGTGATTTCCTTACATTTATGCAAAACGAAATGGACGCGGCGAAGGATAGCCAAGCACCCGGCACTATAAAGGCGTGGAATAGCACTTATAACCACTTGCGTACCTGTTTTACAAAAATTCCCTATGCTGATATTTGCCTCGATCTTGTAAAAAAGTTTGATTCTTACTTGAAAAAAAAGAAGTTCGAGAGTGCCTACATTGCAAAAAACCATTCGTTCCTGCGTAAATATATCTTACTTGCAAACAAAAAAGGCAAAAAAGTACCGAACCCTTACACAGAATTTAAGGTGGTGATCCAGCAAAAAGAGCGTGAGTTCCTTAATGCTAAGGAGGTGCAAGGCTTGCGGGAGTTGTACAATAAAAAGGAATTGCCCGCACACTTGCAAAGGGCTTTACGGCACTTCCTATTCCAGATCGGGACTTCGCTGAGGTATAGCGATTTGGCGGCTATGACTAAGGAAAATGTAATTAATAACATGCTTGTGTTTTGCCCGATTAAAACCCAAAAACATGGGAAACTGGTAAAATGCCCCTTATCGGATATGGCAAAAAGCATGCTGGATGATTCCGAAAGTGTAACGGATAAACTGTTTTCTGTCTATGCAGAGCAAACAATGAACCGATGGTTAAAGGATATTGCCGCTTTTGCGGGGATTTCTAAGAAACTTACTACACACTTGGGGCGGCATAGTTACGGGTATCTGTTTATTGCGGCGGGTGGACAGGTGGAAGTGTTGCAAAAGATCATGGGTCACTCGGATATTAAAACGACGATGATCTATACACACATAGATACCAGGCAGATTACGGAGGGGGTGGATAGGATTAATAGTTTCCTTTCGGTGGTGGCTGAATGAAAACGCCCCGGACGGTTGCTGATCGTCCGGGGCGTTTTTTTATTCGGGTATTTTTGATTCCCAAAAAGTTATGTGGGCGCGGAGTTCGTCCCACTGCTTGGATAGTAAGGAGTGCAAAGATTTTTCTTCCTCCGTCCAAGCCTCGTCTGCTTCCATACCGTTTGCATCGCGGCGATGCTCGAGCATTTGTGTAGCGAAGGAATTGGCGTTGTAAACGACCCGGCACATGTCTGTGCCGGGTGTTTCCCATTGCTGCCATTTTTTGCCGTCCCATTTGCCTAAATAGGGTAGCATGATTTCCATGCCTTTGTGACAAATAAATGATTTTTTTTGTTTTTTTAGCATTTGGTTTGTCTCGCTGTCAACTCTGAATTTAACAATAGATTCTTTGTTTGTTTCAGGGGCTGGATTAGATTGGCGACCTGCGTTTTCACGCTGGCCACCGTGTGTGTTTTTCTTCATAAAAATTAAGGATTTGGGAAAATATATGTACCGCAGTTGCCACAAGGATACTGATCTTCAAATTCTTCCTGATCGGAAAGGTATTTTTGATCTCCTCTATTAGGGTTCAAATAACCACAATTTTCACAAGGGAAAAAGAAATCGTGATCTACTCCGTTTGAATTTAATACTTTTATTATTGTCTGCATTGTTTGCATATCTGCTTCTAAGGGCAGGTCATTGGCTTTTGCAAATTGTTTATATATTTCTTGTATGTTGCTCATATCTGATTTAAGGTTTCAGTAAGTAAATCGATTTTTTGTGATAACTTTTGTTCTAAACTAGGTACTGTTTGGCCCATTCAATAACCTGTTGAGAATTGGCAAATGTCTGATGGTTATTAAAGTCTCCGTAGATGTATTGGCTTGTGCCTAGTTTTGATGTGCCAGATGGAATAATAAATTTACGTCCATCAACTATGCAATAAGCCGCCCAATACGTAAACTGACTGCCACCGAAATCATGGATTCTAAGTTCTTTCCAAAATTCACTAGGAACTTCTGATTTCACTTGTTCAACATACTCGTCAATACGATCGAGTAATCCCTGTACGCAGTTCGTGTAATTTGCAATTTTTCCAATTAAATTAGTCATTTCTTTATCTGTTTATTTGGCAACATTGCCAATTCCCTCCCACTTGTTAGGCGGGGGACTTTCGTCCATGGTTCGATTAAAATTTATTATTTACAGTGGTGCATATAAAGAGAAGTTAATGCGCCGCCTTTATCTTCTATCTCAATTTTGTTTTCAGTTGAAACAGAATTGTTGCCCAATAAATATGCGTATGTAATACTAATGAATCTATTTGCTAATTTATGGGATTTGTAAATCACTACTGTTTTTGAAAAATCTTGCTTAGTCATAATTTTGATCTTTTCGCGTCAGCAACATTGCTACCGCTTTATTGTGATACGAAGGTACGTCAACTTGATTAATGTGTACACAAAAATCAAGATTATTTTTACAAAAAAGTGTTAAATATTTTTCATTTTTTATTGAAAGATTATAAGTAGTTGATTGTCAATGAAATAAAAAAGGCGACAACCGGGTGGTTGTCGCCTTTTTTATTATGGATTTTACTTTATTTTACCCTAAAAACACCGCACCATCATCAACACAAACAATTTTATCCGCATCCTCTAATCCTGCCTTATTACAGGGACTATCGCGCCATAACGGATAAGTATCTTTGTTTGAGTACAAGAAACTTATTAAGTCGGCGGTGGCTGTGCGTGCGGAGTTCTCTGCTTGCTCTTTTATGCCCATGATTGCGCCCTTTATAGTATCGGTTGAAAAGGTTCTGGAGTCTATTCCGTCGTAAGATGTTATTACCCGGAAACCATCTTGTTCGGGTAGCACTGCCAGCGCATCAGCACTGTAACAAACCGTCCATTTCGCAACTGATTTTTGTACAAAAACTAACAGTTTTTTGTTCGCGTCAGAAAGGTTATTCGCTCGTATTTGTGTTTTTAGTTGCTCATATAAGTCCGCGCAAAGGATTGGCAGTATCTTTTCTGCGCTAGATTCCCGCATAATGGGCAACATTGAAATGTATGTGCGGCGACTGTTGTTGATCGGGTGGAAGTACTGGAACTCTTTGGTGTTTCTAAAGAACTCGCTACTCCCAGCCTCAAATGATTCTGAATTTTTCCAAAGGTTAAAATATGCAATATTCGCCGACACATAACGCTCTAAAAGCATTAGGCAGTTGTCCAATATCTTATCTGCATCCTGAATAACGCTCCATAAAGTGGCCTTAAATCCCCAAAGGCTGCTCTGTGTTGTGCCATTGTCGGCACTATTTTCGACAACTCCCATACTTGCCAGTACTGTTTTCTTCTTAGGGAGTGCCATCATTATTGTATAATAGGCGATACTATCTTTAAGCAATGTCGCAAACCGAGATTGTTCCGCTGTCAAGATAGCATTTGCCTGTATTTTGGAGGCAATATCATCGTATAGTTCTTCACCGATAAATGGCAGCACATACAATTCCGTTGCTTGACGCACAAAAGGGCTGATTTCCTTCCACATCATGTTCATATTTACACCCGGATAATGCAAAGCGAAATCGGTATCTGATATTTTTTCTTTCCCTGGAGGGCTGGTTGGTGTTACTTTGAATACTAAATTCATGTTAATATTTAATTTACTGATTTACAAACGCTTTTTATTGGCATCGTTTTAAATGATTTCTTGCTCGCTCTCTTCCTATATGCAGCGCGGTTTAGGCTTTTGTTAATTATAACGCCCAAAAATGGACGTTATATGCCATGCCCCTACATGAAACCGTAATCACCGGGCCGTTCGTTGCTTTCGTTGCTGAAACGCCAGTAGTACTTCTGATCTATGTAGTTGTCCATGGTGTCGCCATAGTGTGGCTCTTTCTCTTGTGGGTACTGCTCGTTGCCTTCCCTCGACTTATCCTTTTGAAAGTCATTCTTGATACCAGTGTTCTCAATGGATACGATCACATCTTCGCATGTCTCGATGTTGATCCTTATCTTCGGTAGAGAAGGATCGGTCTCATTGAACAATGTTTCAAAGATTAAGTGGCGTTGCTTGTGCCTCTTGGCTTGCTTGCCTGCTGGTATGCGTTGCTCTACCTCCCAACGCTCTGACCTAAACACCTTTTCGATCTGGGTATATAGGTCATCATCACTATAAGGATTGTCGTCCTTACCACGTGGCTCACCATATAGGCGTATGTACCTGAACGCATGATTCTTTAACTCCTCACATATAAGCCTAGCCACACCCACGGCCTTGTCTTCCCCTTGCTTGGTATGGAAGCGGCGTACACAATACTCTGTCCCCATGCGCTCCTGCCATACTGTAGCACAGTTGAAATGCCCGGAGAAGTCGAACGATACTTCCAGTAGGGCATTGGGGTCGAGGTCTAATAGTTGGCCATTTGCTCCCTTATCTGCCGTGTATCCCTGCTTATCCCTGTCAAACCTGTGATAAAACGACTGTGGTAACTTCCTGCTCTTTACATTCTCCACCTCTTTTAGGTACTCGGAGTAGCCCATCGTCTTACGCATAAGGGCAAACCATTCTTCACCCAGCACCAATTTGTTTTCTAGTGCAGATGTCCACAAAAACAAAACCTCATTAGGATCTGCGAGTTGCTCTTTCTCAAATTCCATGATGAAGTTCCCATCCGCCGTTTTCGGCTGCGATGTAAGCAGAAAAATGCAATGGTGCAGATCGCTTTCATAACGATATAGATTAGCCCGCACCATTGGTACCAGGACACTGCGAAATGTGAGCGCCTTAACAAAAGCCGCCTCATCCACTATCGCCGCATCATAAGAGCCGCCCCGTTTGCCGACTGGCTTTGCGGTGGATATAAAAACCAGCGTAAAACCGTTAAAAAACGTAAGTGTGTTTTCGTACTCCGTTGGAGCAGTGTAAGGCTTTTTAAACCATTCAGGCGGCTTTTTACGGAGTACGTAATGAATATTCTCCTTAAACTCTAATTCATTGAGTTTTTCAATCACCGGTGGCAATGTAGAGTTGTATATCTGCTCTAGCGTTGTAGAGCCGAATAAACACTTGCCACGTGGCAACTCTTCAATCATTCGGCGGATAACAAGCGCAATGCCCGCTGATTTGCCCGATCCGCGACCTCCAACCCAAACCCTTAATTTTTGAGTTGCTGACGCAAACTCGATTTGGCGTTTATTAAAATATACTTCTTTAGGTCGCGTCATTTTCGTCGTTTTCTTCTCGTCTGCTTCGGTAAAATGCCTCTGGATCACTCGTAATAATCAAAGGCGGTATTTGAAACATGCTTGGATCAAGTATAGGTACTTCTTTGTCGTACCTTTCTATCGTAGCTATGTCGGCCATTAGTTTGCGCGATATTTCGAACCATTCCTTATCGCACACCTCTTTTTCATCAACACTTCCATCCTCATTTTCTACTTTTACAAAGAAAATTGCATTTTGGTAAGCCTTATCCGCCAAAATGGCCAATCGTTCGGTTATCTTACCTTTTTGAATCCTTTTATTCGTATCCACCACTGTACCAAACAATTCCGATACATTTTCATACGCAATAATGGCGTGGCTATGCGTAATGTCCGGGTAAGCGGTCTTTATCTTCTGTACGGCCACTGTCCTGGACAACTCATTGATCACCAAGTGGAAACACCCTTCCAAAAAAATATAGTAATCCCAATCTTCCGAGGTCAATTCAAATTTACCCGGTTCAATCATATACATCCGTAATCGGTTCAACCGATCCGCGTCCTTAAAATCCTTATGACTATACGCTTTCAGGCTGCTGCCTGCGTTCGATTTCTTTTGATACATGCTTCAAGTGTAATTCATAAGATTTCAAAGCCTTATCGGCTTTGTCAATCTTGTTTTGAATAGTCGTTGTCTGCTCTTCGTGCATTAACCCCTTTATTTCACTCTTTTTCCTCGATATAGAGGCTCTAAGCGTGTTTTGAAGCCTCGCAAGTGCCAATCCGTCCGTTGGTATTCTAAATTCGCCGCCATCATCGGGCATTACACCGGTTGCGCGGTATTGCCGTATTGCTTCAAAAATATCCTCGATCTCCCTTTGCACCTGAAGTATATTATCTACTACTTCAGATCGTTGGTGATCGTTTTCGCACTCGTGTAACCGGTTGGAAAACTTCGCCCTGGTCACGAAAAGATTACTCTTTTGGACAAAGAGCATCTTCAAGTTTTCATCGTCCGAATCCATCATCATCACCTCCTCTCGCTCTGCTTCTTTCTCCTTTTGCTCTTGATGAATGCGCTGAGTGCTCATTTTTTGCAAAATGGAGATCACACGCATCTCATTCAGTGCCGTGTGTCCCTTACGTAGCGATGGTAGCAAGGGGTTACCATCATCGTATGCCTCTATTTGCCCGATTGCCGCAAAGTAGTTTTCGCTCGTCATACCGCTGTCGTTTCTTGTGTACCTGCCTTATTGTCGTCCAAAGAGGTCAATTCTATGTCGCGGAAGCCAAATTTTATCTTAGGATCCCAGCCGTTCTTTTTTGCGGCCAAATAAATTGGCTCGAGCAATAGATCGCGAGGGATTGGAGCCTTAGTAGCCAGCCAAACGTTGAAAGAATTACGGGTTTCCGATCCCGATCCCAATTTCCCTGGAGTTTGGATACTGGCTAGCGCGGGCGGCACACCTTGCCCTGAAATATTGGCATCGTTAGACGCTGCGAACACACCGAGCAGTGCATTGTCTTTGATATCGACATTCAAAGCCGTGATCTTAATACCAGGGAATTCTTTGCCCAATTGGCGATTGATTTCATACTCCGTAATCACCGCGCGCCCTGCTCCATCTTCCCCGGCAAGGAACTCGTTGAGTTTCTTCAAAAACTTCTTACGCGCTTCGGTCTCTTTGACCTTTGTCGTCTCCATGTCTCCGGCAGCCTGCATTGCTGCGGAATAGTCCCTGAAATAATCCTTCGGTATTTCAATGTGCCACCGGATCAGGTAACCATTGTCCAAGTTGCGGTTATGAAACACCGGCACCCGGTTCGAGAGTATAATCCAGTCCTTACCGCCCCACCAGCGCGGGATAAAGTAGTAGTCGTCATACAGTAAGTCGTCGCCAGTATGATACATGAATTTGGCCTGAAATTCCTTTTGCGGATTGTATGCAGGTACCTGGCTTATGGTCGCATCCTTATCCGACAACTTTTGCCACTTACCACACACGTAGTAGTTCGGGATGTCTCCATTCTCGTCCTGCTCCTCGGCTCTTGTGTGCCTGCATTCGTGCGCCTTCATCATATCAATTGCGCCACCCGCCAAACAGGTCATTTCCGTGAAGGTGTTGGCGTGGATCATCAAGTTTTTGCAACTTGATCGCAAGTACTTATTCACCTGTATTTTATCAAAAAACGCTTGAATCTCCGCAGGTGTCTCTATTGCATCTCGCATAACGGTCTGTTTGCCTGCCACCTCCACAATGCGCTCCTGGTAGCAATAGATACCACCAGCCACCAGTATATCGCGCTTGGTACCAAGCAATTCAGGTATAATATTGTTTTCAGAAATCAGTTTCTCCCGTTCCTGCGGCAACAAGTTCCTTGATCCCCAATGCATTATTTTAGCAACTTTGTTTTTGTCTTTGCCGTAAGTAATGCTTACAATTCGGCCTGTATTAGGGTGTACGGTAGGCGTGGTGGATGAGGATTGAAATGAGACGACGGCTTTACCGTGCTTGAGTACCCAAATATTTTCGTTGATTTGCTCCATTTTAATGAGTGACTTTATATCCGTTATATGTGATAATTGTGGCGATAAGTGGCGTAATGTATTCGCCCGTATCGTTGTCGGTAAGTGGGAGCGTGCCTTTATCGGTGTGTAGCGGCGTATTGCGCTCTCCGCTGCCTCCTGGGCGATTAATAGCCAGTTCCCGCTTAGGCGCGCCGTACAGCACATTGGCTACGGTTTTTATACTACCTTTTCTTTTGCCGGATGTACGCACAAATTGCAGGAAGAATGATTCTCCCATGCCCGCCCGCATATCAGCAATAACCTGCTGGATGCTTATTTCGCCCCTGTATTGTGTTGTTAATTGATTCATTGCGACACAAAGGTGCGGGCGTTAATTAACCTCCAAAAGGACATAAAAAAGCCCGCGCCCAAGCATTCTCGGACACGGGTAACAAGTATATCCCTATAAATTATTCGATACAAAGATACCCACAGGTCGCCCTTCAAAAAAGGGCATAAAAAAAGGCACACCGTATGGTGTGCCTAAAAATTATTTTTTAATCCCAATACCCAGTTCTTTTATCGCCTCCCTTCTCATGTGTCCGTATCCAGATTGCAAAACAGATTCCAAATCATGGCCTAATTCAGCCAATTTGTCCGTCGTATCACACGCTTCTAATCTCTCAAAAAAAGGGAGACAATCATAAAGCCCTAAAGCACCTATATCGCCAATCAATTGAATCGCATACGCTAATTTTAACCGAAAATCAAAGTCGAAAGCAATTGACTTTTTAACCCCGTAGGCTAATATTAGTCTTTGTGGAACTTCAAGAGCCTCCGTCCATTTCTGATCAAGAATACGCTTGATCGCCTTCTTATTCTCGTGCGTGCCAAATATTACACTACACTTAACCATAGCATTTTGTATCCTTGCTAATGATTGACCTATCAATAGGTCTAATTCCGTAATGTTTTTGTAGTCAAACATAGTTAATTATCAGTTTTGATACCACAAATATACGAGTTGTTTAATTAATTCATAAAAAAAACCGCGCCCACATTGCTGCGGCCACGGCACTCAACATAATTCCTATAACCATCAAAACAAAAACATCTTTTTAAAAATTGGCCTCATTGGTAATGGTATTCACCACCTTGCCAGTGGCCTGTATATCGCTGTACACCAATTGCACTTTGAAATATCGCTGCCAGTTGGCCACATCGGCGCGCAACCCTGCTATTTCGGCCATCAGTCCATCCAACTGCGCGGTGTTGCCGCTGGCCGTACTACTTGTGTCCTGGACAGAAAACGAGGGCGTAGTAGATACCGTGGCCAAGCCTCCGCGTGCGAAATATGGATCACCGTGGCCATTCATGCTATTGATCCGGCTAAGCATCCTCAGCATAGGCGCGTTCCTTCTATTCACCACCGCAAATGCCTCGTCACGTTCTACCTCAAATCGGCTGCCATCGCTGCCCACCAGTTGCGTGCCGCCTGCGCTGTGGTAATTGCCGCCAAAGAAACCGATCTGCGCTCCACGACCAAATTGGAGCAACTTGCCGCGCTCGAACTTGGTACTTTCTATTTTACCGATCGCTATGCCCGCGCGCGCGGTGGCCAAGCCTGCTTGTATGGTCGCCAACACATTACCCGCAATAGGCCCTAACAATTGGGCGACGGGTGATTTCTGTGCGTTCGCAAAAATGCTCGATACTTCCGAAAACAAATTGATCGTAACATTCGCTTTTTGTAACGCCTTTATCGTCTCCGCGTGCTTCTTTTTAGAGGCTTCATCTTTGCCCAATATTTCGGCTGCAGCCGCGAATATATCACCAGTCGTTTGTAGTCCTTGTTGTAGCACCTCAGTCCTTAGTGCTTCGAGCCGCTTTTCGTTTTCTATACGGCCTTGGCTAATTTCGGCCTCGATTTTCGCTTTCTGCTCTTCCCTGCTCTTTATTTCATCCACCTGCGGATTGGTGGCTTCTTTCAGTATCGCTATTTCCTGTGCCAGGTAATTGCGTTTCATCTGAAGCCGTTGCTCCTCGTATTGCTGCTCCACCTCTACAGTCTTCAGCAATTTATCTTTTACAATTTTGAGTTGTCCTTCTTGCGCCGCCTCATCCACGCCCAACACCGCCAATTTGGTGGCTGTGCCTGCCTGCTCGCTCTGTACGCCGCCTAATGGCCGGCCACCTAATTGCGCAAGCGGAGCAACACCGGGCCGCGCATTGTCGGCATTTAGTTTGGCTAGTTCATTTTGCAGTTTGAGTGCCTCTACGGTTTGGTCTTTGGCGTATTTCTTATACAACTGGAGGCTTTCCTCCAGTTGTGTTTTCTTTATGGCCACCAACTCATTGCCGTACTGGATCTCGTTCTTGGTATTGGCCAATCTCTCGCCTTCCAGTATCGTTTCCTTACGGAGCGTTGCGGCTTGTAGTGCCTTTAGGTCTAATTCGAGGGCTTCTTTTGCCTCCTTGGCGACATCTTCTTTCGACTTCTTGGAATTGGCTTTAATGATGGCAAACTGCGCATCGTAGCCACCACCGAACGCGCTGGCCAATTTGCGCCCTTCTCCCTCGGCTTTGCCCTGGTCTGCTGGTGCTACCTCCGCAGTGGGAGACTTTACGCTTTTCCAGCCATCCACTACGCCATTAGCAAGATTAATACCCACGCCAACGGGGTTCAGATTACTAAACGCCGTTCCGAATGAATCCGCAGCCTTTGAAAATTCTCCACTAAAAAGGTTCACAAAACCATCTGCCACCGCGCCAATTCCTCTCACTACGCCGCTGATCGCGCTCGCAACGCCGCCAAAAGCCGCTGAAACAACCGCCCGGAAGGTTTCAGCACGTTGTATAAGGTTGAATAGAGACGTGCCAAAATTAACGATCCAATCCACCACCGGTATAATCACGCCCAGCACTTTATTGAATACCGGAATCATGCCTTTGCCCATGCCGTCAACGATCTCGCTGATGCGCGAGCGGAGTTTCGCTTTCTTCTCCTGAAGGTCTTCTGTCTGCTTCGCGAAGGCCGCGTTGGCGTTGGAGGATTGCTTAGTGATCTGCTCTAGCGTAATCAAGGCTTCTGCTTGCCGGAGTTCGTTACCCGTCAACTTCTCCAAGCCTTTGCGTTTCAATTCGGCCTGTATCGTCGCATCCTTAATATCGATACCAAGGCTATTCAGTGCGTCGCGTTCACCCAGTAGCGACTTGTTAAGGATTTCGGTGGCGGTTTTGGTATCTACTTTGCCTTTTGTCCAGCGCGACAATACGCCAGCCTGGTTCACAAGTTCCACTGAAAGTTCGGCTGCAGTCTGCTTTGTGAAGCCCATTGGCGTGAGCAAGTCGCCCACATCGGTGGCCAATCCTTGGTACTCTCTGCGGCTTAGCCCGATGGCAGCCGCGTTTTTTTCGGAGAAGTCTTTTACAATATTGGCACTTTCGCCGAATACCGCCGCCATTTTTGTTTGTAATGCCTCCGCGTCCGTACCTATTTCAAACAATTTCTTTACACCTTCAAAAAGCGTTTGAAGACTTATCAAACCTAATGCAATAGGCCCCAAGGCAGTAAGGAATGCGCGCGCGCCGCCCGATGCCGCAGCAAAAGCCGCTTGCCCTCCAGCGGCCACGCCTTTATTGCTTTCCCGTATGGTGGCCAATTGGCTGTTGATCCCCTTCAATTCATCATTCAGTATCTTATACTGAGGTGCAGATTGCGGAATGAGGTTGATCGTTTCGGCCAATTGTTTCGCCCTGGCATTCAATTGTGCCGGTGCAAGTTGACTGAGATCTATTTTGGCGGCGGCTTGCCCCGAAGCAGCCATTTTGTCCAACACTGCGGTAAGGTCGCCGCCAGCCTTGGCGGTCGCCTTTAGTTCTTGAGCAAACTCTCTGTTTTTATTAATCAGTTTGGCGTACTCCTTACTTTCGTCGGTAAGGAATGCGATGCTTATCTGTACACTGTCTTTTCTTGCTGCCATTATTTCGGGAATGAGTTTGTGATTTGTTCCGACACGATGTCGGGTATTCCAGCCGCTACCTTATTGAATAGGTCGGTGATGGCCGCGCTTTTCGATTTGTTGTACCAGGCGCGGCGTTGGAAACGACCAGTAGCCCGCTTCTTTGCTATGCCCCACGCGATGTACACCAACACACGCTCCGGCGCGGCTCGTAGTTTCCTGCGCTCCATATAGGATTGCGTCATTTTTTCGGCCAATCCTTTGCGCTGCATCCAGTCCACTAAGCCCGTAATATAATCCGCGCCACCGGCTGGCACATCTAGCCGCTTCATGTCAGTGTATCGGCCATGGTCGGCGAATGCCAGGAGCGTTTCTACGGCTTCGCGGCTGGCCTGAGCATTAATCGTTGTCTCAAAGGAATTGATCAATTCCCCTGAAGCATCTATTTTGCGCTTAGTCAAATAAGCCTTGCGCGCAGCAATGAAATCCTGCGCCCACAACCGCGATTCTTCCTCGATGAATCGCTTTAGTTCGATTAATGTATCTTCGGTCATTATAAACAGTCGGTACCAGAAGCGTGTAAACCCATCAAATTGAATTCTGTGAACCAGCCCCAGGCATCATCCGCCGTTTGTCGGCCACGGTAGTAGCTGGTAGCGTCTTCTATATCGAATTCAAATTGATTGGCCATGGAGTCATCTTGCATTTTGGCCAATATGGATTCGGTCTTTTGCTCCATCAAGTCCACAATATTGTCCTGCTCCGCATAGTCGTCGGTGGGCGCGTCATCCAGTACGATAAACCAACCGTCGAATACTTTCTTCTTAATGCCTCCATCGTGCTTGCGCTTCACCTCCGGCACGCCGAGCCAAAGGCATGGGTACCGAATATCCATGTTCTGGCGGCTCAGTATGCGCTCGCTGCCACCATACACGAAATCCATGCCCATTGTGGTGGCCATAGATTGGAAATAGTTTTTGTACTCCGTTATCGTCCTTATCATTTGCCGAAATCCTTGTTTTGTAGTTTTATCTGCATTTCTCGGTCGTCTGCGTCTTTCTTTTTCTTTACGAGCATGAGACAAACTGTGTGAAAATTCATTTGGTACACCTTGTCCAGGTTGGTGATGTTCTCCGCCAAATCCATATAAATACCCCACCAACCGAACAAACTGCCTTTCTTTTGCGGCACATCTTCGCCCTCTGTTTCTTGCTCAAATAGCACCTTGCCGTATGTCTTGTGTACCAGGGCCTTTACGCCTGAAAAATACAATAGCGTCGCCATCTGATATTCCACGGGTAGCCCCTTCATCCGGGCGGCGCGTTGCTCTATTTCAGAGCGGGTAGTGAGTGGTACCCGTATGTCACCCTCTTGCGCGATCGTATCTTTTGCCTCTCTGCAAAGCGTTGCGGTGAGTTTGAGCAGATCGGATTCATTGTTGGTCTCTAAGAACTTGGTGTAGAATTCATCGGCCAGCGGGTACTCTATTGCGCGGCCATTCCTAAAGTTTTCTTCCGGCAGATGGTAGGCGATCCCACGGTGCGCAAAAGAGCGCACCGCAGGTGTAGCCGAAGGATTCAGAGCCATCCACGCCAATGCCTCGTATAGAGCGCATTGGTCGTCGTGTGCCATTAATAGAATTACTACAGGCTTTACCTGTAGTAATTCTAGCAGCACATAAGGCATTGCCTCGTCGCGTTCCATCGTGAGTAGCAGCCGTAAACACGCCAAAAGGCGCGCCTGCGGCACTTCATCCCATGAAGTGGGCAGGACACGCCTTTTAGTTCTTATCCACCAGCGGTGGCCTTTTATCTTTATGTTAAGCACCTAAGTGGGTACGGTTGCGGGTTTGTCCTTTTTGGGAATCAACCCGATTATTAATTTGTACGCACTGTAAACCATGCCCGCGTATGCAAAATTGGGGAGGAACTGTTTCGTTATCATCGTGAAAAAGTTTTCCGTAAACGCCCCTTCTCTAAAGACGACCAAACTGGTTAAGGCGAGTAATACGACCACCCCGGACGTTACCAGTTTCATGCCTTTGCTACTGGCGGATAATTTTCGCAGTGCTGGTATAAATCCACCTAGTGCAGCGATCAGCGCGAGCAATCCTGCTTTAATCGTCCCGATCAGTCCTTCATCGTAGAAGGTATCCGGTTTGGTATAGTCGATAATAACAGGATCACCGGCTTCGGGCGTGTACACTTTTACCAGTGCCAGATCTACGGGTGCTTTGGTTTCAGCGGCGTTTTTTTCGGCCAGTGCCTTTGCTTCTGCATCGGTGAGTTTTACGGCTCCAGATCGGGTTTTGGTGTCTTCAGGTTCAGGTGGTTGTTGGGCATAGGTCACAAAAGGAATGATGGCCAACAAGAAAATAATAATTTTTTTCATTGTATAGTACTGGTTGAAAAGTTGAATGATAATTTAAGCGGCTTGCATTTTACCGATAGCAGTCTTCACTGCCTTTTTGATAATTTTGTCCGCTGGCTTTTGTGTTTGCACTTCCTTTACGTCCGGTTGTGCAGGCAGCCCATTCGTCGCAAATCGACTAATGTTGTCCTGTAAAGATCGGCGTTTATTGTCAGTTGCTGAAATAGATTTTAGCATTAGATATGGTGGCTAACTGTTTTTAATATGCACAATGTTTTCAAGCGTGTTGTTGAGATCACCTAAGGTTTTGATACTTTCTTCGCTGAGCGATATGTATTTCTTGAACAAATACACTACGGCACTGGTGAGTGCAACAACAGCGGCAGCAAGAAAATACACAAGTAGCCTTAAAATCGGATTATCAATGGCCTCGTAAGTCGTTGTGATTAATTCTGGCTGCATTTTACGCGGTAGTAAAAAGTAATTATTCGGGTGTATCTCCCGGTTCATCGCTGGCTTGGACGGCAACGGTGAACCAATCCGTGTATTGCGGAAAAGATTGAACGAATTCTTCAATTTGTTCCGGTGTGAAATCGCGGGGGGATACTTCGCGGGAATTTCGTCGACCACCGCCTAACCAAATACTTTTATCGTAATTGGGCCCGGTGTAAACGAAGGCTGGAGATTTGTCCCCAGCCTTCGCGACTTTCGTTTTTTTAGTATTTGTCATACTGCCTAGTAAGTAATGGTACCGCTATACCAAAGTGGTGCTTCCGCACTCGTCCAGGTAATAGATACCTCGTAGCCGTTTTTAGGTGAAGTCGTTTCCTTTACCGAAACCATACAGCCTTTCACCAAGTCGCCGATGAGCCTACGACCCTCTGCGTTAAAATCTTCGATGATGGCGATATGGTTGTCTCCCTGTAATCCGCTGAAGGTGTACGTCGTGCCTTTCTTCATTTTAGGAACGAAGATTTTTACCTCTGTGTTCCATACTCCAGATTCCTTATCTTGCTCGCAAGAGTAAGTCGCGTCCTTGTAATCAAAGTTCCACTTACGGAACTTACCCGCCGTAACGGCTGGTGGTCCCACAGCGGCGGCGCGCATAGTAATGTTGGTGGCGATCTCGTGCGTATTTGCCGTCCGCGCCGGAATGGTGGCCACCTCATCAATGCAGGTGATACTTAGCAGCGGTTGTAATCCCGCTGCGTTGTTCTCTCCGCAAAGTTTTGCTATATTATCAATCGTGCAATCGCAGATTTCCATGTTTGATATTTCTTTTTGAAAATGAATAAAAAAGGATGGACTACTGCTCTACGAATAGACCAGGGTTTTCCTCGATGAGTTTTTTGGCGAGTTTTTGATCAAGCAAAAGATCATCTTCGGTAACATCTTTACCCGCCACATTGAAGGTTGGGTATTTGAGTACGTACTTCTTTTTGCCAGCCTCGAAAACGTGGCCTTTGAGTGCTACTGCTTCCGCTTTTTTTGCCTTAGCCGGTTGCTGCTTTTCGAGCAAGGTGCTAACGGCCTCCTCTAGGCTTTCCAGTTGCGCCTCCAATGCGATAACCTTTTCTTCGAGTGCCAGCAACTTTGCTTCAACACCTACGAGGGTTACGTCTGTCTCCAGAGGCATTTTATTTGATGTATTTTCCATTATTAGTTAGAAAAAATAGATTGTGAAAAAGGAGAAACGACTACAGTTGATCGTTAACGATCAGGAATCCTGCGCGCTTCAAAAGGATTTGTACGCCAACTGGGAAAAAGTTGAGCATCCAGTGTTCCCAACCGTGCTTTTGTATATCCCATTCGCCGTTTTGTCCTTCGTAATCGAAGCCGTAAGCGAGGAACTCCGGGCGTGTAGCGATCAGCGCGTCATCATCGCCCATTCCCGCCACTGGTACCAGGTACGTTTTGCCTCCGCCCAACGTGATCGGTACGCCTCGGAAAGTGTACTGCATGCGCTTTACTTCCTCCAGCGGCAGTTCGCGGCCTTGGTGTGTTGCAGCGTAGTTGATCTGGTAATCCTCAAACGTAGTGTAAGTACAGTAGATATTAAAGCCAGACTTCTTCATCGTCTTGTGGGCCGCACGATACATGCTGTTGATTTTCTCCACTGCATTCAATGAAGTAACCGCGCCAGTAGCGACAATAGTCGCTTTACCAGCGACACCCGCATCTTTTGCCAACTTACGGTAACCATTGAAACGCGCCGCAAATTTGCGCGCGCCAATATTGCCGGGTGTCGTGTCCAATACTGCCTGCCAAACGCCATCTTCCAATTCTTCGCCCATCTTGTTCATGCTCGCCATGATAAGATATTCTACAAAGTGCAGGTCATCCATGCTCATGCCTGCGCCTTTTAGGTACGCCCGGTAGGCTTTCATTTGCTGGTCGTGTACAACTGCTTTCAATTCGACTTTAAAGTCGGTAGTAGAAAGGCGAACATCCGTTACCTCGATCGCATCTTCCGTGCGGGCAAGGCCCATCGTAGAGTTGTATTCGTAGATGAGGTCTTTTACGATCTGCATTTCTGCGAGTACAAGCGTCTCATTTACGCCATCAAATTTTGTGACCGCTCCGGCCGTCTCAAAACCGTAAAACATTCTTTGAATGACCTCTCTTCCCTTTTCGGTAAGAAACTCTGTGATAAGAGTACTGGAGGGCATTTTCAATACATCTGCCATCTTTTAATTTTTATTTTAGTAGTGATTAATATGCCCTTCTTTAAAGGGATTTTATGTATTCCTGTGCCGCCTTCCATGCTGGCATATTAGTGCCGGCGTTTTCGTCAGTGCTTTCGCTTTTTACTTTTGTGATCTCAGCCGTAGTCCGTTTTTCTAATTCGGCAATACGGGTATTTGCCGCCGCCAAATGGCGCTCTGTTTCTGCGAGTCCAGATTTTAAACTGGTCAACTCGGCCTCCATGTCGGTTTTCTCTTTCGTGATCTTCTCGATCTCTGCGGCATGTGCGGTGTTGGCCTCGCTGATAGCATCGGCTTTGATCTTTGCTTTTAATCCATCCAGCCCGCCCGCTTCCTCCATAGCGGCGTGGATTTCGCTTTCTGTAGCATCTTCGCCCTGATTGAACCAACTGCGAAGTGTACTGAGTATATCATTAACCCATTTGTTATTCATAAAAAACTATATTTTTTTGCGTTTATTAATATTTGCCTGAAGGCGTTGTAAAGCGTAATTCAGATCTCCAGTACCGTCCACCAAACCACGTTTTTTTGCATCAGAGGCGAAGAACATGCCCCCTTTGAGGGTATCTTCGGCTTTTGCGCCTAGCGGTCGGTGGTCGCGAACTTCCTGCTGGAATATTTTCGCGTTTTCGGTAATGGATTTGCGTAATGGGTCGGAGTTACCTGCAAGGTACTGCCGGAACTCATTGTTCTTTTCTGGTGAAACATCCGCGTAGATATCATCTACGTTCTGCTGGTACCAGGTAAGGAACTCTTTGTCGATACTGGCGTATGTTCCTATGCTTCCAATTCGGCTTTGTGGGCCTGCTGCTATAATTTCATCTGCCGCTAGTGTGCCGTGTACGCCTGCGCTGGCCAGCAGTTCGGCATACACCACTACTGCCTTTTTGGATGACTTGATGGCGTTGTGCAAAATTTGGCCGCTGATCGCTTCGCCGCCGCCTGTGTTGGCGCGGATAAACACACCATCTACGTTCGGATTATCGGATGCTGCTTGTATAGCGGCTTCGTAGTCGTACATACCCCAACTGCACATTCCTCCCTCTGCAACCATCGCGCCAAACAGATTGAGCCGCAACACAGAACCCGGAGGTGCTGCGCCGCGCAGTACTGTATTTGCGCCTACCTGTATGAGTGCTCCTTTGATATCCATGTAAGCGGGCGCATTCATCTGTTTAAGACGCTCAAATACTTCTTCGCTCTTTGCGGCCTCTATATTGCTAAGGTATTTACCCAGTTCGCTCCACGCCCATTGCTGCTCGATATGCCAGGGCATAGCGAGTCGGGCGCGGATATGATCGGGTATTAGTTTGCTATTCATGTTGCAAAAATATGGTGTGCGCTAGCGGGTAAAAAAGGATAGTAAATTGTGTTGTTACTTTACCTTCAGATCGCGTACTGGTTCGCGGAGGTTAGCCTCTACCTTCTGGCGGAGGGCTTTTGCTCCCTTGAATTGTAATTTGAGGTATTTAGGCGTAATGCCTACTACACCCAGCGGTGTTTTATAACCTTTCGCTTGTCGGCCTTCGATAGAGAATGTACCGATACCCTTCAAAATAACGGGGTTCACCGCAGCACCTACGCGAGTGGCAATGTTGGTGAAAAGATGGTCGATCAATTCCCGAATAAGATCGGGATGTAAATGGGTCTGTGCCTCTAGTTCATTCACCAGATCGGTGAGGTCGTAATTATGCTTTACGTCCATTTTGTTTTAAAAATTTAAAGTGTGTAAAATGATGGCTGCTACAATAGATATAGTGGCCAATATGATTCTTGTGGTGAAGTTGAGCCGTGGCACTTTTATCCCTAGTGAGGGTATGCCATAGGTTTTACCTGTTTCGTCATCGGTTTTTTCTGCGTTCCATGCCAATCCAGATAGCAGGTTGATCGCTATCTTTTGCAGGATTACGCCCGGATATGCGGCCAACACGCAAGCGGCTAAGGTTGTAAATCCTGATACCGCACAGAAGCCGCTGTAAAAAGCGCTTTCGAGTGTGGTTTTCAAATGTATATCGTTGATGTACTTGTTTTTTGAGGTAACAAGTACCAGGATACTGGCAATTGTTGAGAGCGCAACGCAACCTATTTGCGTTGTGTCGATTAATCCGTGTATCGCGCTGCGTACTGGCCAGTTGGGAATGTTCCAGCCATAGCCCACTATGCAGTAATAACCGGCAGCGAGTGTGCAGCCTATTGTTGCGAAGTTGGCGGCTAGTGCGGCGTTCTGGTTGGCGGAGTAGATGAAGCCGTTGCGGAGACCGCTGAATAGGTAGCGAGCTATGGAGAGGAGTAGGATGGTTATCATTTTATCAGATCCCAAGTTTTTTTGCGTAAATTGTACTTGTAAATTTTCCCGTCTTCAAGAATTAATCTGCCATCACCTAATAAAATAGTTTTACGCAAAGCAGGGGGATCTTCCTCTTGAACAGGCGCGGCGGCTATACGGCTACTTACATCCGATATGGGTCGCAAATCGTACTGGTTGTTTATACTTTTATACACTTTCCCGGTGCGGCCAGTTCGATATAAGTCGGTTGTGTAGCCGTTAAAATCGTTAAGGCGGATAACACTTCCTAAGAATGTCATTTGCCTCCAGGTCGCGCTGGTATCGGCGCGGTATTGAAAGTTTGTAGCGGTGCGGCGGAAACGGATAGGGGTTTGGTTTATCCTCCAGTGGCCTGTTTTGTATAGGTCAGGTTCGTCTTTTGCTATTGTATCTAGGAGGTTGCGGCCTAGGATTGTAGGGAGAAACCTATAAAACCTTACTTTTTCAGTTACGTTTTTACGAGATTGTAAGGCATATTCAGCAACTCGTGAGAAATCTAATGCATCATTTTCTAGTTGATTCGTAAAAGATAAAACCGTATTAGTCGTGTCTCCTAGGGGTATTATAGTTGTCGTTTCTGCCCCAGTTGCAAATACGACTTTTCGTGCTTGGAAAAATTCACCGGTGCGGTTGAATATCCAAGCACTATCAATTTCCTGTGCAGATGCTGCACAGGAAATTGATAAAAAGGAAATTAAAAAAAGTATATTTTTCATATTATTTTATGTTTATGATAGAATGATTTCCGCGTTTAAGGTATAAGATGATTATCTTGTTGTGTTAAAACTTTCGCTGTAACCGATCGCGTCGATGGTTACAGTTCGAGCGGTTGTTCCTATTGTTTTGAATAGTGCTGATCCCGCGCCCGTTTGCCGCGCCACTCCCGATGGGATATTAGCGGTATGCGTTGCGACAAGTACGTTATCTATATAAAATTCAACACTGGTAGCGGCGGTGTTCACTTCTACCCTAAAGTCATAGGGCGTAGCCGCTGCTACTGGTATAGTTGTAGTAGTGTTTGTCGAAATGCCGTTACTTTCTGTTGTGCAAATAAAGTTGGCGCTATTTTCTTCGTTGTAGGCGATATATGCTCCGTCGACTATGCCTGCTAGGCTGGTGCCATCCTGTAACCCAAAGGCGTACTGATACCGTTCTGTGGCATTAGACAATACTGGGAAACGTGTATTAAGCGACTTGACTACGACGGGTCCTTGTCCTAGGCTTATCGTGTTGTTAGTTAAAAATACCGCACGCGCTAAGGCTGTTGTACCTGTGCTGTGCTGTAAGTTGCCGCGTTCTTCGGGTACGGTAGATACAAGAAGTGTGTTCGATGCGCCTGTCCCCGCTGCTGCTGCGGTAAATACAGGATCGACTATACTTGTCCCCATAAACTCTGCAAATGTGCTGATGGCTACGGAGTAATCGTTTTCGTATAGTGGCTGCCACTGACTACCGTTCCATGTGTATTTTTGGCCTTTTACTGGTGTTTGAGAGCCGACTATGCGGCCTCTTATGCCATCTACGACGATGCTGCTATATGTTCCATCTATGTCCCCGGCAATGCGGATACCGCCTAGGCTTACATCATCTGCGCGGTGCATTTGAATGGTAGAACCGCTGATGGATAGGCCGTTGTCGTTGGGTGGGGCGATGTTTGCGCCTACGGTGGTTACTCCGCCGCCGCCTGATCCGTTGCTGGCCGCTGTGATGCGGCCATCTGCGTCAACTGTTATGTTTGCGGAGGTGTAAGAGCCTGCGGTTACAGCGGTGTTTATTAGTTCGTTGGGGCCGACTGAGTTGTCGGCCATTTTGTCGTTTGTGATCGCGTTGGGGATGATTGTTGCAAAGTTTAGGTTGCCGGATATTTCGCCGCCGATAGGGATGGCGCTGGAGGATATTGAGAGAACCCCGCCTGATAAAGAAAAACCGCTTCCTAATGCAATGTCTCTGCTAATATTATCACTGCCCCATCCCGCAATTGTAGTAGCCGATCCTCCTCTCGTTGTAAGTCGAAAGTTCCCTGCTACATCTAGCGAACAAACTGGAGATGTAGTATTTATTGCAAATTTTCGACCCTCAAAGCGTGCCACCTCTTCTAATGTAGAAGAGGTAATTGGCACTTCTATCTTAATTAACCCTTCTACGGTATTGGCTTGTCTTGTAAGAGCGGAAATACGTGCGACCGTATTGCTGCCGCCGCCAACAAATTTGAAACCTAATACCCCGGGTGTATTATTACTTCCGAACACTGTTGTTTCCGCAGTTACAAATGTGTTCGCATCGTTCGATCGGATATGAAAGTAGTCTGTAGGATTGTGATTGTTTACTCCAAATCTGCCGGTGTTTGTAACACTAAAAACAGGGTATCCGATAGCGTTTTTAGTAAAAAGATGAAACCCTTGCTTTGCCACAATAGTTAAATCATCAAATCCTGCATAAGGCAAATTATTATATCCTTCTCCAAACTCATGCCCATTAATACCTATCCGATTCCCGTCAAAAGTTAATGCATCTTGGTCTAATATAAACCCCGTAGTATTAGCTGTTAAAAGTCGGGTTGTGGGGCCTGTAAGGCTATTAGAAGCAATAACCCCTCCGACATGAAGCGGTGCCAATGGTGTGGCCACTCCGATTCCTATATCAGAGCCGTTATTAACTAAAAGACTAGATGGAATCCACCCGCCAGAATAGCGCAACGTTTGGTTCGCTGAACCATTGGGGAGTAGCAAAGTCCCTTGTAATGTACTAGGATTTACCCAAGCACCAACCCCATTTACCACCTGCCCTATATTACCATCCGGGGCAGAATACGCACCAATTTGCCCCGGATGCAACTTCGGCTCCACCACCTGCCCAAAGCCCAACCAAGGCAGCAACAAAAATAAAAGTAAAATCCTCATTACTGTAATGGATATTTAAAAGTTACTACTTCTCCTGTCGCTAAAACCCTAGCAAACGTAAGCGTACCGCCTGATCGAGTAACATTACAACCCGAACAACCGGACGCACCGACAACGTGCCTTACCCCGTTTCTATACACCCAAAGTTTGCTGTTTTCTGCGGGTAGTGTACCCGCCATTGTGGCCGTGGTTTGACCTGCTGTAAACGTCGCAGTCGCTTCTACAAATAAATCTTCGACATTCACAGTGCCGCCCGAAAGAGAAAGCGTAACGACGTTATTTGTCGCTACGTTTCTTGATACACTCTGTATTTCGTTTGTTGGATTACCATCTAACTCTGTACCCGTTACCGTTATCGTAGTGCCGGATGTAGTAGCAACATTAATCCCCGCCCCGGCTACGGTGAACGCGCCGCCGCCATTGCTGAGTGTTACAGTGTTCGTTGCGGTTGCGATCGTTTGTAGTTCGTTGGTATTACTTAGGTCGCCCGTATTAGAAATAGTCACGCCTGTTATGTCTATTCCCGTTCCTGCGGTGTATGTCGTTCCTGCATCGGGCTGTAATGACCATGCAGTGCCGTTCCATTTATAGACTTGTCCGGCTGATGTACCATTGGCGATCATTGCTGGAGTAACGACTCCATTTGCGATTACGGTTGCATTTGCCGCACCCGTTACGTTGCCCGAAAGAGTAATATTCGGCACTAATGCCGCAGCAAGCGCGGCGCGAGTAATATGTGTGTGAATAGTTGCGCCCGATGCAACGGTCGGAATGTCGCCCACGCCCGCGCCATACGCGCCAATAGTTGCGACGGGAATAAGTGGCTCAACGGGTTGTGCCAAAAGTGCCAAAGGCAACATTAAGATAAAAGCAATAATAAATCTCATTGTATAATTTGTAATTGAATTGTTTCCTGTGCTATGACAGCACGGGAAAGGGTGAATGTTTGTGTGCTTGAATTATATGAAACCTGACAATCGGAGCAGTTTGAAAGTCCAACTTTGTAAAGTTGTCCGTTCCGGGTTACTCGCATATTGTCGAGCGAAATTCCTGTGAGTGAACCGAATGCGGTAAAATTAGGGCTACCGATGGTTGTTGTAACCGTTCGGTATTGCCATGCTCCAGCGTCGGTAGATGGTACCCAGTTTGTTCCATTCCATTTTATTGTTTGCCCTGTAGTTGGAGTGCCTGTAACACCTATATATCCCTGTGCTACGATGAAATCATATACAGCCTTTGCAGTAGTGCCTTGCCTATGCGTAGCCGCATTGGTGATTATAGTAGATATTGTTGTCCAATACTTCGACGTATCCAGCCCCACCCTAAGCCGCTGACGTGCAACTAGAATATCTTTGGTCTCCGTAGTAGGGCCTTGCGCGCTTGCAACAAAAGCGGAGCAGAGAAGGAAAAAGATTATTGCTCTAATACGCATATTTGAATTGTATTTGTCCCAGCCAAGCCGGAAATATAAATGTTGATATTTGAATCCGCGAGTATCCAGTTGTCACCGAACTGGTACTTCACACCTGCCACCATATCCACGGGGCCTGCTAACTCGGAATTACCCGCGCTGTAACCGATAGATACGGTTTGATCAGAGGTGCTTTTGATGAAAATAGCCATTAGGAACTTGCCAGCGGTGAGGCTGTATATGTAGCCGCTGGATGAGGTGGTTACTTCCACGGGTGCGAAGCCGCCGCCGCCGCCACTGCCACCGCCGCCCGGATCGGGTGGTATGTATGGCGGGCCTATTACATTTACTACTGCTCCTATCCAGGGCGCGGGATTGATTAGCAAACTTTGTCCGGAAAAGGAATAGCCATTTCGGGTGCCACGGTCGCCGGAGTCTTCACCGCCGAAAAGCCGAATGTTGGGAACGCACTTTTGTCCGCCTGCTTCGTAGGTACATATGGCGTGCACCCTTCGGTTTTTTACCTTGGCTCGGAAGTAATCCATCTCTACCCGAACGCCGCGACTGGTGAGTGCAAGCGCGTACTCGTAGTAGTCGCCCGCAGCACTGGCGAGGGGCTTGCCTGTAAGTCTGCCAGAAAAAGCATCTTGGTGTAAAAAGAAGGCTGCCTTACCCGGCAGGAACGAGAGTTCCAGGATAGAGGGAATGGCGTACCATTTTGGCTGGGTAACCAAATCGGCGGGATCAATGATTGCGATTTGGCTAAGCCCTGCCGTTAGGTCGCCGCATTTCTTTTGTACTGCATGCAGATCTAGCATGCAACAAAGATAATTGTCTTATATAGCCGAATTAAAGGTTAAGACGCGGGCAAATGCGGCGTTACGATCTTACTTATATGTGTATCTATTACGAGTATGGCCGATACTGATTGGATTCCGTTCCATACTGTGTTGCGTTTGCCGTCCATTTTGGCGGCGATCTTCCGAACGCTGTACCTGTTTAACTTGTAAAGCAGGTAAAACGACAAGTGCCGCTCAAAACATTTGCCAACCACACGGTTGGTGGCTTTTATTTCGGCAACCAAGGTGCGTGCTAGTTCTATGGTTTTCTTGTCGCAGGGCGGTATTATTACCTCAATTTTCTGGGACGGAGCAGGGGCGCGTTTTGTCCCAAATTTTTTATAAATTTTCCCTCTTTTCGATTTAAAAAAAGTAAAGCGACGATCTGCGGCCTCCATGCTGTAGTCTTCGTCGGTGAGTTTGTACTTCCTGTAAAAGCGTTCTATTGCATCGTCGATCTTCATGCCATTTTCTGCCAATGCCTCTACATAGCGTAGTAAGCAGTCCCGGTGGTAGGCCAAAAGGACGAGTCCTACACTTGTGTTATTTTTTGCGATGAATTTGGCGAGCGCGTCATAGACCTGTATTTCTACTGGTTCGCTGATCCATTCCAGGGATCGCGGTTTGAGGGCGGTGGTATGGCGGCGCATGATCCGCATTTGATCGTAGATCATGCCGTTCTTGTCTAACTGTAATGGCTCTTCGCCATATTCGGCTAGAAGGATTTTTTTTGATAACTTGGAGACAAAGATGGTTATAGTAGTCATAGTTATATCGCACACACTTTTTGTTTAGAGCCGCAATGTATGTAAAACAAAAAGTGTACCATAATTTTTTTGACTATTTGGCAAATAGATGACACTATATCACCGACAAAAGGGTGGCTTCGGTAGGTGATATTCCGGCCATTGTGATGTTTATTTTGAGGGTTTTTACTACGTAGTCCATATTATCGACCCGTACTTTTTCGTCGAACTGGAAGGCGACTATATCCTGTAACGAAAGGGTGAATTTGCGGATTACGGTTTTGCCATCGCGGAGTAACTGGTGCCACTCGCGCCACCATTTCAGATAGATACCGTACTCTCCATCCCAGCGCAGGGAGACCTCCCCTATTGTATCGGAAAGTGGGCCGTATGGCAGGCCGCTGGCGTAGGGATAATTATTGCCCGATCCGTCTTCGATGTATCCACGGTAGATGGTAAAGCGATCGGGGCAATCGCTTTTTTGTTCTTTCCAAACATCTGCACCGGTATCGGTTTCTCCGTCGATATACTCGACTGTACCAGGCTGATCTATTCGGGGCAGTCGGGTATATGTGTGCGGATCTACAATGGAATACCCGTGCGCATCGAGCAGCGGTGCAAATGTTGCCTCTAGGTTGTTGGTCTCGCTGTTGGTGTTGCGGGTTTTAATGCCTAGATCTACTTCGGAATCTTGTGGCATGCAGCCCAGTGTTGTGTAAAGAAATTCGGTACGCGCTCCCCTTCTCCAGTAGGCGTGTGTTGCTACTACGTAGTAAGTGCCAGGCGCGGCGAATATTTCTGCAAATGTTTGTACGGTGGTGAATACCTGCGGCTTAATTAACGAACGTAGGTAAGCAAACCGACCATCTCGGTCATCCTCAGCATAGCATAGGTTTTCGGGTGTATCGCGTTCGGTGTTCGGGATTTGGTATTCGTAGTGTGCTCTATCTGTCCAGTCTAATTTGGATGGGCGGCTCAGTACTTTTTTAAGCGGCACTAGGCGTATTTTTTTGCTCAGGAAATCGGTAAAGATTCCGAGACAAAAGACGGCACTTACTTTTTTTAGGAAATCGGAACAATTGGTTTGTGATACGTGGTTGGATAAATTTATGCTACCCGAAACGCCATCCTGACTGTAAAGGCTGTAATTGTTATAAACTACGATGTTTTTTAGTTCGTCGGTGTCTTGGAATTCGTTGATAAAAAAGAACCCTGTTTGTGACATTAATTCCGAAAGCAGGTATTCAAGCCTGATAAAAGGCATTAAAACGGGTTTATCATCGTCGAGTTCAAACGCTTCTGTGGCAGAGTTCCAGTAGTTCTGAAACCAGTAAAATATTTTGGATGACTTATTGGATATGAAGTTTTGATTTAGGATTGGGAAAAACACATAGTCGAAATCTAGTGGATTTTGAGCCGTGTCTTTGGCGTGTGCCAGCAGCGCGGCTTTGTTGCCAATATCGCGAGCACCGCCCAATGGCAGGTCGCTTAGTTTCGTCTTTTTAATATCCGTTACCTGTGCCGATACTACATAGAGCGATATAGAGCGGCGGTCGCTACTTTGCACTGTAAGTATGCCCGAAAACAGTAGCGTACCGCTAAAATAGATTTCGCATTCGCCTGCCTGGTACTTGGTAGCAGCGGTAACGAGATTGGGGTGCTTTAATACCTGCAAATTGTGACCGGTGACGGGTACCGTAAACGGGAACGAGTACGATCCGGGCAACTGCGAGGTATCGGATGAGGTAAATACGCTATTGTTGAGCGTGTAACTGATAGATGTATCTGCATTGAGATCGAGGGATACGCCTTCTACTTTTACGTCAATCATGTGTTAGATGTTGTATGCTTCCTGATCCACCCAAGCCGCTTTTATTTTTAGTTGAATGCTATAAAGATTGGTATCGTCTTTGGTTACGTTGTCGATCACCGAATTATCTATTAATACCCTTAGAAAACGGTCGTTTTCTATGTCCACCAGCCAGCACTTGGCATGCATTAATTGCTGAAGGTGCAGTAGGTAATACGACTCGCTGTAATACCCGCTGGAAACATTGATCTGTGGTGATCCTTCGCTCAGTAAGGTATCGTAATCGCCGAGGTATTTGCGCCAGGTCTCTCTGGTGGCGGCGTATCCGGTCTCTGAAACTCCAGATAACGAACAGGTTTCCAATCCCCCTACCCCATTGGTGTAGAGTAGCACCATATTGCCGAGTTCGGCCAATTGGTTGACTTCGTATTTGACGGTGATAATGGGTACGGTAGAACCTCCGGTTTGAATCAATCGGAAATCGTAGGCGACGATATGTGCCGTGGCATCTGTGCCTCCAGATGGCGATAAGAGGTGTAAATTGTTTTGCCGATAACCCGATTTTAGATAATTAACTTTACTCATCGTAAAGTTGCGGGCGGTGGTGCCGAATGGCGTGGATACGGATGTAGTACCATCGGACCAGTAAACCAATATGGAAACATAAAAACCTGTACCATCTACGCCATCGGGAGTGGGCAAGAAATACACCCAATCCGGTTGGTAAGGCATGACGGGCTTAATGAACGATAACCCTCCTATGCGGGAATAATTGTGCAATACTAGGTTGCTTGGATCGGCAAAGATGGCATTGGGCGCAGCTGCGCCGAGCAGAGCAAGGTAGTTGCTGGGTGATCGGCGTAATCGCTCGGCAATGGCCGGTGTGCCAAATTTGTCGGCATAGCGGAGGTAGTACTCGCGCAGGTGCGATTCGGCGAGGTGTATCTGAAAATTGGAGGGCGAAGGATTGATCGTGGTGGTATTGGGCAAGGTGTATTCCATATCGGCAAAAGCGGGGCTGATGTCGATCTGTACCGTATCGGAATCTGTTGGATAAGTGGCGTGTGCCTGTAGTAGGGTTTGGTCGTTGTTGAAACCGTTTTCGGTAAATACATCTACGCGCGCGCGCAGGGCGGCGGGTGTGGTATTGGTCGTTTTGGGGAATGCTGTAACGGCCACATTGGCAAGGGTATCGGTGTGGATGGTGATGCCAAATATTTCCTTTACGCTGCGGGTCATCAGAATTACCTCATCGGCACCGATGGCGGCGGCGCGGGTGATGGTGAATACGTCGGTAATATCCTCGCGCTCGCGGAGTGCATCGGCGATACGATCGGCGTAATCGGGAAGCGATTCGCCTGGTAACTGGATAGGAAATGTGAGGCCAGTATCGGCCTGTACTGCGGCTGCAGTATAGGTGATAGTGCCTCCGGTGTAGTCGATTCGGAGTACCTGTGCGGCAGCAGGTGAACCGGATACCCGTATTTGAACATACGCCTGTGTGTTGTCGATAGCATCGGTTTGGATGGCGACAAAAATGGGATTGCCAGCGTACGATACTGGATTGGGTTCGGTTACAATTTCGGCCATAATGCTGCTATTTCGGGGTAATATTGTTTGAATGCGGGCGATACATCGGTTTTGTCAGCACGTACATTGTGGTGTGCGTATATGCCGAATTGATATGGAACATTTAAGTCCAGTACGCCGAATGGTGCGATGCTGGTGGGGATTTGGTGCTTTTTGGTGAGCATAAGAAGCAGGTCTTTTAGTGCCTCAATCTGCGCGGCGGGATAGATTGGCCATGCTTTGCCGCTGCGCCACTCCTCTGTGATGGTTTCTCCTTTGTAGATAGGCCCGTCCGGGTGCAACCATTTTAGTTCACCGCTTTGGGTTGGCCATAGGAAGCCTTCGTTTACCAGTTCTATGCCAATACTCTGCTGGTTGAGCATTACGTTACGCGCTGATCGGATGCCCAGGTGATGCGCCCAAAACTTGTCGTCAAATGCTTGAATTACGCTGCCATCCTTTTCAATTAAGAATGCGGTAGCGATCCGCTCCGGGGTATGCGCCCACCAGCGGAGCGCAGAAGCGGCACTGCTACTGACGGTGTGGTGCAGTACGATGTTGCTTTTTTTGTGGATGCGAGCAAAGTACTGGTTCGGTGTGAGTGGGCGTTGCTGGATAATCATACCACAAAAATGAGGCACGAAAAACACGGGACAAAGGACAAAAAAAGCCCTACCACTGTACAGCGGTAGAGCCTAAACCCCAAAAAACCAAATGAAAA